CAAAGGCTGACACTCTTAAAAGTGATCTGAGCATACAGAAAGAAAAGGTTAGAATGGCTGAAGCACAGTCACAACAAACTTTTCAAAATCCACAGCCAGTACAACAACAACAATACCAAGAACAAGCACCAGCTACTGTAGAACCTAGTACACAAGCAAAAGGCTGGCATGACAAAAACCAATGGTATGGTGACAGTAGTAATGATGACAATGTACAAGCGACACAATTCGCTTATTTCACACACTACAATTTAATTAACGAAGGTTATGAAGCTGATTCTGATGACTATTACAGTGAGCTAAATAACAGAGTTTATAAAGTTTACCCTGATTTACAGGGCAATAATGACGTTCAAAATGAAGACAGGCCCGCTGTGCAAAGAGTCGCTTCAACTTCTGTAGGAAGTCGTCAAAAAACACAAGGCAAGAAGAACGGAGTGACTTTTTCTAAACAAGAAGTAGATCGTCTTAGAGGATTGAAACCACATAATATGTCTGAAGAGGCATGGTTGAAATCTGTTGCTAAAGAGAAACAAAAAATTTCACAAAGAGAGGCAAAATAAAATGACTAACGAAATAGAACAAGAAACTACAACCAGAAAATCCCGTGAATCCGAGTCACACGCTAAAGAAACTCGTAGAACCCCATGGAGACCAGTAAGAAAACTAGAAACACCTCCAGCACCTGAAGGATATGAATATCGATGGATAAGAGAATCAATGATGGGGCAAGAGGATAGGGCTAATGTAAGTAGAAGAATTAGGGAAGGTTGGGAGCTTGTAAAAGGTTCTGATTTACCTCAAGAATTTGACTTACCAACTATGGATTCTGGCAGACATACTGGTATTGTATATAACGAAGGACTACTCTTAGCGAAGATACCACTTGAAACCATTGCTGAACGTAATGCTTATTACCAAGGTAAAAACCAACAAGCGAAAGAAGCGTTAGACAATAATATGTTTAATGAATCTTCAAAAGATGGAAGGTATGTCAAGTATGACTCGCAAAGAAAGTCTAATGTTACTTTTGGAAAAAAGTAATTAATATAAATAGGTAAAAAATTATGGCTAATAAAGATGCCCCATTTGGATTAAAACCTGTTCGTATGATGGGCGGAGCACCCTATTCTGGAGGTCAATCCAGATACAGGATAGCTAGTGGAGCCACAACACCAATTTTTAATGGCGATTTAGTTACGCAATTAACAGCTGGAGTTTTGGGTCGACATGCTGCAACTGGTACTGTTCCGATTGTCGGAGTGTTTAATGGAGTCAGTTATACTGACCCAACTACTGGCGAACAAGTATTTAAAAATTACTATCCCGGAAGCATTAGTGCTTCTGACATAGTAGCTAACGTGATTGATGACAGTAATGTTGTTTTTGAAGTTCAAGCAGACGCAGCAATGCCTGTTGCTGACTTGTTCGGAAACTTTGACATTGTTGAAAACTCTCCTGTTGGCGATACAGCCTCTGGAAGGTCTAATGTTGAATTAGATGTAGGTACTGGTGCAACCACCGCTACTCTGCCTCTAAAAGCAATAGATATTTCACAGGACCCTGATAACGATGACGTAGCGTCAGCTAACACCAATGTTCTTTGTGTGATTCAAAATCACATAATGGGACAGAAAGGTGCTGGTCTAGCATAAGGTAGGTAAAAAATGGCAATATCAAGAGCTCAACTCGCTAAAGAGTTGGAACCCGGATTAAACAGCCTCTTTGGCTTATCTTACGATGAGTACAACAGAGAGTACGAAGAAATCTTCTCTATAGAAGACTCTAATCGTGCCTTTGAAGAAGAGGTGTTGATAACTGGATTTGGTTCCGCACCAACGAAGACTGAAGGTCAAGGCGTTAGCTTCGACAACGCATCAGAAAGTTACAGTGCACGTTATACCCACGATACAGTGGCGTTAGCGTTTGCTTTAACAGAAGAAGCGGTTGAAGATAATCTTTATGATTCTTTAGGCAAAAGGTATGTAAAAGCACTAGCTAAATCAATGGCTAACACCAAAGAAGTAAAAGGTGCTGATGTGTTAAACAATGCTTTCTCATCTAGTTTTACTGGTGGAGATGGCAAATCACTCATAGCAACAGATCACCCACTTTCAGGTGGTGGTTCAGCTGCTAACAGAGCGACATCAATGGCCGATCTTAACGAAACTTCATTAGAAGATGCGTTGATTGACATTAGTGGTTTCACAGATGACAGAGGATTGACAATTTCTGTTCAAGCTTCAAAAATGGTAGTTCCTAGTGAACTAGTATTTGTAGCTGAAAGAATTTTAAATTCAAACCTTAGAACTGGAACTTCAGACAATGACTTAAATGCTGTGAAAAGCACAGGGGTATTACCCGGTGGTTACTCAGTAAATCATTATCTGACAGACCCAGATGCTTTCTTCCTGTTAACTTCTGTCACCGATCAAGGCGATGGTCTAAAAATGTTCCAAAGAAGTGGTATGGAAACTTCTATGGAACCAGACTTTGCTACAGGAAACATTAGATATAAAGCTCGTGAGCGTTATTCTTTTGGTTTCTCTGATTGGAGAGGAATTTATGGGTCGCAAGGTGCATAACTAGAACGATTAGAAATAGCGTTTATAACTCAACTATTTCAGAAAAAGGGCAACTTAGGTTGCCTTTTTTTTTGGCGTAAACAATTTGCACTATATGATTGCAGAGAGTATGATTTTACTACTAGGATTTTTTTATATTGTTTTATCAACTGACCTAGCAGACTAGCCGAGATGATAAAACTTATTTCCGAAGGAGGAAATTATGGCAAATTCGACATTTAGTGGACCAGTCAGGTCACAAGGTGGTTTTAAAACAATAGACGTAGCTGCATCAACAGGTGCTGTTACTGATGGTTTAGTAATAAACGCAGATGGTAATATTTTTACTGATGATGGTGGACATATTCAATATGTTGCAGCAACAGGTTTCGGACCAGCTGATTTAATCGTAGGTAAAGGCGGTAGTCAATATGGTACAGCTAATCCTTACGCAGAAAGTGCAACACAACTATTTCCATTAGGAGCTAAGTTGGTTTATGGAAATAATGTTTATCGTTATGTTGGAATAGGTGGCACAGCAGTAACAGCTGGTAAACTCTTACAACAACCAGCAATAGTTTCTGACCACGCAAACATGACAGCAACAGCAGCAGTAGCAGCTGGTGAGACAGCTATTTCTGTAGAAACAGGTGGAACTGATTTAACCTTAAATCAATATGCAAATGGTTATCTTTGGGTAAATGACGTAAATGGTGAAGGGCAAATGCTTAGAGTAAAATCTAATCCAGCTCACGATCATTCAACAGACCCATCAGTAGTAATAACTTGTTACGATGCACTTAAAACTGCTTTAACAACTAGTTCACAATTATCATTATTAGCTGACCCAAATAACGACCTTATTGTTGCTCCAGCAACAGAAACAGGTGCGATTATGGGAGCTACAGTAGTTGATTTAACAGCAGACTATTTTGGTTGGGCAGTAATGTCAGGACCAGCAGCTTTGCTAACTGTAGGAACTTTAGTTGTAGGTAACGCAGCAGTACGTTCAGGTGGAACAGCTGGTGGAGTTGCTCCAGCAACAGATAACGTGTTAATGGAAATTGGTGATGTAATGGCTGTATCAGCTAATACAGAATACTCACTCATTAACATGAATTTAAGCTAGGAGTAAATAATGGCAGACGCAGTAACCTCACAAACTATTCAGGATGGGCAAAGAATTGCTGTCGTGAAGTTTACAAATGTATCTGATGGCACAGGAGAAAGTGCTGTCAAAAAGGTTGATGTATCAGCTTTACAAGCAAATAATAGTGGTGACGCTTGCACCTCTGTTTCTGTAGCTCGTATTTATTGGGCTACAAGAGGCATGGGCGTAAACCTAGAATTTGACGCTAGTACAAATGTTCTTTTAACTGGTTTACCAGCAGATAGTACAGGAGATGAATACTATGACTTGTTCACAGGCATACCAAATAATGCTGGTAGTGGTGTAACAGGTGATATAGATTTAACAACTGTAGGACATTCAAGTGGTGATACTTATTCGATCATATTGGTCTTGAATAAGAATTATTAATGAATGGCTGTAAAAAAACCTAGAAAAAAGGCAGAACCTATAAAAAAAACTACTGGGAAGGGCGGTAATTACCGCCCTACTGGTAAAGGTGCTGGAATGACCAAAAAGGGTGTTGCTGCTTATCGTAAGGCTAATCCCGGTTCTAAGTTAAAAACTGCTGTAACAGGCAAAGTAAAGAAAGGTAGCAAGGCAGCTAAAAGGCGTAAGTCTTATTGTGCAAGGTCGCTTGGACAATTAAAGAAAAGCTCTGCTAAAACAAAAAATGACCCTAACTCACGAATTAGGCAAGCAAGAAAAAGGTGGAAGTGCTAATGGCAATATCAAGATCACAAGTACCTAAAAGCGTATCAAACCCAAGTTTATACAGAAAAGCTAAAAGTAAGGCTAAAGCTAAGTTCGATGTTTACCCATCAGCTTATGCTAATGCTTACATGGTTAAAGAGTATAAAAAAATGGGTGGCAAGTATAAAGGTAAGAAGAAAGCTACAGGTGGAGCTATAAGATTAAACCAAGGTGGTTCAGTAATGGTACAAGGCAGAGGCTGTGGAGCCATGATGAACGACAGGCGTAAAAAAACTAAAATGCCGAGAAGCTAGTATGAGTTTGACGAAGTGGTTTAAAGAAGACTGGGTTGATATAGGCTCACCAAAAAAAGGTGGTGGCTATAAAAAATGTGGTCGTACCAAACAAAAAGCAGATGCTAAGAGAAAATATCCTAAATGTGTACCAGCAGCAAAAGCTTCAAGTATGTCAAAATCACAAATAGCATCAGCTGTGACTAGAAAAAGATCAAAAAAACAAGGTGTTGGTGGTAAACCAACTAATGTTTCAACATTCGCCTCAAGGGGTGGTAAGATAAGTAAATCAAAGACAGGCAACATGGGATTGTTTGGCAGAAGATAGGAGAAATTATGAAAGGTACTAAAGGTATGAAAAAAGGTGGCATGGCTAAAGGCAAGGGCACTAAGTATATGGCTAAAGGTGGTTCTGCTAAAGGCAAAGGTAAAGGCACTAAGTACATGGCAAAAGGCGGTATGGCTAAAGGTAAAGGTACTAAATACATGGCAAAAGGCGGACCTGTTAAGAGAAAAGGTGTAGCTAGAGGCATGGGTGCAGCTACTAGAGGTGGCGATTATACGATTTAACTAAATTATAAGGATTAAATATTGTGGCGTATTTAATATCAAACATTCCCCAGTTTAAATGCTGGGTAAGAAAAGAATTTACAGCAAACCATACAGACTATCATGGCGAGTATCTACACGCTTTGGCTATAGCTGTTAACACATTACCAGACAGATCGTTGTCATTTCAGGTGGTTTTTACAGGTTGTGAGATAGATGACATGGAAGATGCACCTAATGTACATGGTGGTGCTATGTGGGCTAGGATGCCTATACAAGCACTCGTTGCTGACATTCCATTAGAAAACTCTCCAGAACCAATGGAAGATCACTTAGCTCAACCTTGGGATTGCTTGAGTCATGACCATTCTGTGGTTATTATGGACAGGGTAAGCTCATCTCCATGGATATGTAAGATAGGAGGAGAGTTCGTAACAGGTAAGTATATGTTTACAGTTGACTACACAGATAACTCGATAGCTGATGACCCAGCTCAACATAAACAGTCACATGTGTTATATTTAACAGAAGCTGGTGCTTGGACTGGTAACTTTGTGGCTCTACCCAACAATAGAGTAAGAGCAACAAACCCAGCCTTGTGGCGTGTTGGTGAAGGAGCTCCTGATTTTATGCCTTCACAGTGGACACATTCAGCAGAACAACATGAGAGTTATATGGACCCAAACATAACATTTGATAATCTATACGCTCCAGAGGATAAGAAGAATGGCAACAAGTAGCAGTAAGAATTTTGAGCCTGATGTAGCTGAATACATAGAAGAAGCTTTTGAAAGATGTGGCATAGAGCTACGCACTGGTTATGACCTAAAGAGTGCAACTAGAAGCTTAAATATTATGTTGGCTGAGTGGGCTAACAGAGGGTTAAACCAATGGACTGTTATAGAAAAGACAGTAGACATGGTAGCGTCAACATCCACTTACAACATAGATAGCACTAATTCTACAGCTCCTATAGATGTACTAGATGTCTTTATCAGAGAAACAACTGGTTCTGAAACGATTGACATACCTTTAAGTAGACTAAGCAGAGCTGAGTATTCACATGTAACCAACAAATCAACAACTGGTAAACCTAATCAGTATTTTGTAAACAAACAGTTATCTCCTACAGTCACAGTATATCCAGTGCCTGATTTATCTAGCAAATACACTTTGCACATGAATGTGTTGACTAGAATGGATGACGCAGACTCTGCTACTAATACAATGGATTTACCTTTTAGGTTTTATCCATGTCTAACAGCTGGTCTTGCGTACTACATGTCTATGAAGAGAGCACCACAACTTACAGGACAGCTAAAAGCTATCTATGAAGAAGAGTTTGATAGAGCTTTATCCACAGACGAAGAAAGAAGCTCATTCCATATCTCGCCTAATTTAAGAAGTTATAACAACGCATAATGGCTTTTGCATCAAACAAAAACGCTTATGGAATCTGTGATTTGACAGGTTTTAGATACAGACATAAAGATTTGAGAAAAACTTGGGATGGTTTATTGGTTGGTAAAGATCAATGGGATGCTAAACATCCACAACTTATGCCTAAGCCTTCACCAGTTGACCCAGAAGCCATAAAAGATGCAAGAATTGAAAGCAGTGACACAAACAATTTTTTTACACTCTATACTAATGTTGGAGATGGAA